GTGTATGTCTTTCCATATTAATAATACTTCTTCTATTAATTCATTTGGTATATCAGCAGGTTGTTCTACTTCAGTAGTCTTTGACCAATACTTCTGTGGACATTCCTGACTTCCAATTCGTGCCTTGATAGACATAAAGCAAAGGCAAACTTTACAACTTCCTGTAGGTTTAAAATAATAAACACAATCATTACAAATATCTAACCTATCTTGATACACATTATCTTTGACAAAAAAATTATTCATCAAATATTTCTTTAAGCTGCTCTCTTACTTTATCTATAGTCGTAAACAAACTATTCCTACTTATACCTGTTTTCTTAGCTAAGCCTGTTAATGTATGTCCTTCGTAATAGTAGAGTTTAAAAACATCCCTATCATACCAATAGAAATCTTCTAATGCTTTGTCAATCTGTTCTAGCTTTTTCCATTGAACATATTCTTCAGTAGGAGGTATATTGTAAAGATGTTTTTTATTAGATTCATTATCCCTTTGAGTAAGTTCGTATGTTAAATTACTTGAATGTGAATCTATATGTGTATAATATTTCTTGTACTTGTAATAATAAGGACTTCTAACAGATGTAAAACTTCTTCTGATTACAACTGCACCATACCTTATTAATCCTTTCTGTCCATCTTTTATGTAAATATTTTTTAAAGTCTGAGGATTCATCTGCATAAAATAAATTATACATTCCTGAACTACCTCATCAATTTCGTTAGTGTCTTTAGTAAAAGAGTTGGATATTTCAACAAATTTTGGTCTGCAATTTGCTACTGCTTGATATATCTCAGTCATTTTTATAGTTTAAATTGCTTAAATTAATAACACAATCTTCTAAATAATTATCTAACAAAACTCTATATGCTCTTAATGATTCTCTGTTTCTTTTTGTTTCTAATGCAGCAAAGTAACCATTACAACATATTGAAAGATTAATTGGTAGAATCATTAACCAATCATTAAAATTATTTGCTACCATATCTTCTCCATAGCCATTATGATAGTTAATTATTAAATCTATAACCTCTACAAAAGAATTGTATTTTGATTCTGAGGATGATTCTTTTACAAATGATAACATTAACTTTAAATATTCCTCTACATAAGATTTATGCTCTACACTTGAAAATATGGGTTTGACCATAGTCAAATATATGAAAAAAACTATTCAATATTTTTTTCTTGTTTTAACTTTTCAACAAGAGATTTATAATAAGTTATGTTTTCCTCGTAATCTACCCTAGACAATTTAATAGTTTGCCTTGCACAAATTATTAAATCATTAGCAGTACCCTCTCCATACTTTGCATCTAAGTTTAATCCAAATTTAAACTGTTCTCCTTGTTCAAACATATTACATTTTACACATTGTACTTGACAGTTAGTTTCATCCCATCTTGTAAAGTGATGTCTGCGAGATTGAAAGTGTCCGTTCTGAAGTTTTTTATAATGGTCAATTTTACCACAAGTAAAGCATTGAGCAACACCCATATCTGTAGCATCTCTTAGTCTTATGTATTTAGAGAACCAACTATCTAACTCTTTTTTTAATTTGCTTATTGTCTTTTTCATATACTCTTAATTAAATCAGCTACCTTTTTCCAATCCTCATTAGTGCTAATATCTTTATTTTTGTATAATAGACGCAATAAATTTAATGCTTCATTAATTCTTTGCTTCTTGTTTTTATTAGTATTTTTTACTATTATAGGAAGTCTGTCTGTTAAATCCCATTCTATAACATTTCTACCTGTAATACTACAAATTCTTTCTCCTTTCTCATAAATCACTCCTAAATCACGCAATTCTGTAAATCTTCCACTTTGATTTGTTTTAAGATTTTTCTCTTTAAAAACTTCTGAAGCTGTACAAGGGGCAGAGTTATAAATTGATTCATATACTTGTAATCTTCTTTTGCTTAATAATCCTTCTTCTTTAATTTTATTATAGCAATCTATTGATGTTTGTCTTATTTTCATTTTATCCCCATATAATTTTTTGTTCATAAATTGGTGTTGGTTTCATATACAAGTATTTAGCTATAGTAGTTGTTCTATTAAATCTTGTAGTCTTTTTTAAATCTGTACTATGTATAGTATACCCATCTTCTTTTAGATACCATATAATACTAGCAAGTCTAGTTACTCCATATTCTCTAATTGCTTCTAAGCTAGTTATACTACCATAATTTTTCAGGTGCCATTTTATAGCATCTTTACCTGTCTTGATTTCTTCTTTTGTAATTTTAATTGTTTTCATTTTAAAAGTTTAAAGGGTTCTTGATAAAAAGGTACTTGTCTTGGGTTTTGATTTAATGTGTGTACTTGATAATAAGCATCATTAATGGTTTTCTTGTGGTTTATAATAAACCTGAAGAAAGTTTTAATATTTATAAAAGGTTCAAAATCACAGTATCTTACACCTATATGGAAGGCATCCTCTATCTGATTAAATGACATTCTTTTAAATCTATTTTCTTTTTGTAAATCATCTGCAAATATCTTAGAAAGAGCAGCCATTGTTTTTGCATCTGTTCTATGCCCTAATTCTACTGAAGTCTTAGCTATTAAGTCTAAAGTTTTCATTGTTAATTCTTTAATGTTTTCATCCTGTAATGTTTTCATTTATTATAATTTTTTAACTTATATTTAGTCATATCGTTTATTAATTCTAAATTATTATCTTCTCTATATTTAGGAGTTAAATATACTAATCTATTGTTTACTTCTTGTTTACCACTATATTTAAAGTAATTATCTAACTCTATAAAGTTTTCTTTTTTAATTAACTCTATAGCTTTTCTATATTTTAATTCTTCTACTATATTCATAATAAACTATGTGCTTTTTCCCATTCACTTAACTGTGAATCCAATTTAGAAGTTCCTTTGCTTTTAGGTTTATCCCACTTAACAGAATTTTTTGACCACCTCTCTAATCTTAATTTAATTTCAAATGTTCCCTGCTTTTGAAACCTCATTTTATTTTTACCTTCTGTCCAATAACTTATAAAATCTTCTTTAATTTCTTTTGAGTAATCAAAAAACATAACTTGATTAATAAATTTTTCCTTTATAGATATATTATTACTTGTAATATTATTTATTGTAGTATTATCTATTAACTTATCTTCAATACCCCCCATTAACTTATCTTCTACACCCCCATTAACTAAAGTTATATACCTCTTATCTATTTCTTTAGTACCATTTTTATAAGTATAAGCAATAGAAACATAATTAAAAGCAACTAATTGACTAATCCATTTTGAAATACTTGTCTTTGATTTACCATATAACTTTGAAAAATAAGCATTTGAAGCAAAACATTTACCATTCATATTACACAAAGCAGTTATTTCTGCATAAATCAATTTAGCATTAGGTGTTAAGTATTTATTGTATCTAACTTCAGCAGTTAGTATTGCATAGTAGCTAGGTTTTTCTTTCATATTGTTTTAATTTCTAATGTATAATTATAATCTTTTAAAGCATCTTCAATTATTTTGATATTGTCTGAGCAATCTATATAATCTGTTTTTAATTTATAAACTACATCTCCACTTTTTATTTTTACATATACTTGTGATTTCTTGTTAGAAATATTTACTCCTGACTTTACCAATAACATTCGTAAACTTTCTTTACTTGTAACTTTCTTTTTTAAATTGAGTATTTGATTGTGCATATTATATACCCTATTAAACAAATCTCTGTATTCAGGAAAAGATGCGTAATTATGTTTATGTAACTTTTGATAATGTAAAACTGAAGTTCTATCTCTTTTTATTACATTAGCTATAACTGTTGGGTGTATATCGTGTATCAACCTACCTACTAAAGATGCTACCATTCTTGGTATATGTATAGTTTCCTTTCTAGTTTTATCACTTAATGCACCTTTATGCAACCCTACTAAATTTGTAGTAAGGTCGCATATTGATTCAAATTTTTCTCTTTCAGTCATATTAAAATGGTAAATCATCATTACCTTTATGGTCTAAACCTTCTTCAATAGCAGTTCTATTATCAAAATTACTTGATATTCCACAAGCCCAACCATCTATATTGTGATAGTATTTACCATTGTATTCTCTTGATGAAATATTTACATTACAAGTTAAACTATCTCCTAACTTAATAGATTCTAATTTTCTTATATTATCTCCAAAATATGTAATTACTACTTCTTTATTATATTCAACATCTTGTTCTAATACAATGGATTGCTTTTTCCATTCTTTATTTGCTTTAGAAACTCCTGTTTCTTGTTTTAGTATTTTAACTAACTTTCCATCTATATTCATATCTATTTATTTATTTTAATTTATTTTTAAATTTTTTATAATCTACTTCTTTTCTATTTATTTTTGCTCTAAATTCTATTTCTTCATTTGATAATTCTAATTCACAATTCCCCATATTTACATACATTTTATTTTTCAATATAAAAGTATTTATGTTATTGTTTTTAAACCAATTATCAGCACTTTTTAATATTTTTATATTCATATTTATTTATTTATTTTTTTTAAATTCTTCACTTTCATCTTCTGCAAAAACACCTAGTTCATAAAAACCTGTAAGTTTTAATACTGCCCTAGACATAGCCCTTTTTTCAGCCATCTCCATAACATACCAAGTATTGCAATTACCATTTTTATAATCTCCTTTTAAAGCTGAACCAAATGTTTGTATTATCTTATCATCTCCATTATCTGCATCAGCTTTTACTACACAAAAATCCTTTTCACATTTAATAACTGTGTAGTCAATATTGATTCCTTCAATAGCTTGTATTTTTTCTATACCACTCCTAGTTATAATTATGTAGTGTTGATGCTTAAACACATCACTAGGTTCTAAATTGTACTTGTTGTACTTTTCTTTAATAAGTTCTGTTTTCATTTTGTTTTAATATATTTAATTGTTTGTTTTTTTATGTATTGTATTTGCTCTTTATCTATCCATTCTAAAAAATTAAAAGCATCAAACACTATTGTAAAATCATTTCCCATTTCATCCTTCCCTCTTAAATACAGTTCATTGTCTACACATTGAAACGTATTTATTTCGTGTAAGCTTTTGTTTATCATAATTAAAATTGTTTTATTATAAATCCTTTATTACCCACCTCAATTAATAAAGTTTTTTCTTTAATTGATTCAATATCAGGATAATCATCTTCATCACGTTCTGTCCAAAATTCTTCAATATTTTCATATTCAGTAAAATCAGACCATATTACCACAGGGTCAAATTCTTCTTCTTTTCCACCTAATTCTATTTCTGTTAAATAATCATATAAAGATTCTAATCCTGAATAAGAATAATAATTGGGTTTATTTTTTCTAAACCAATTTCTAAAATAGTTTAATGTTATTGTCATTTTCATAGTATTATTAAGTTTTTGTTATTAGCTTCATATTGTTTTAACATATCTTCCGTTAAATTGTAAGAGTAAATACCTGTTATATTAGCAAAAGTTTTATCCATACACCTTTGCAATTCAGTACCAACTACTACTGCACTTTCATAACCACCTCTTTCATCTACTGAGTGCATTTTTAAAATGGTATCATATTTAGTAAAACTTTCTGTGCCTTTTAAATAATATAATTTAGCTTCAACTATTTTATTATCACATTTATCATATAACTTTTGTAATTCTTGTTGATGCTCTTTTATAATCGCTACTAATCTTTTAGGAGTAGGTCTAGTTGGTGTGAATAATCTATTTATAGCCATTCTACAATAATTTTAGTTCCTAATATTACTATTGCTATACCTATTAGTGCTAGACCTATTTCTTCTTTCCAATTTTTTTCTGTTTCAATTTCTAATAATTCTGATTCTATATAATCATATTTATTTTGATATTGATAAAATTTTTCTTTTTCTTCAGCATTCATAATCTGTTCTTTATTAGTTAATTTATGCTTTAAAATATATTGTGTTTTCATAGTTTTTGTTTTTAGTGGGGGTTTTTACACCCCCTAATTATTATTTATTGATAAATGTTCCTTTGTTCCATTTGTGGTCTACAAACATTCCATCTAGGCTCATTGTTAAATCTCCATTATCAGTAACATAAAATTCAGCTTTTTCAAATCCTACTATTGAGTTAAGACCTGTGATTATTTGTGTTTTTGTTTTCATAGTTTTTGTTTTTAATTATAGTGTAAATATACATAAAATAATTGAATTAACAACTATATTAACATAATAATTAACAAAAAAAGTAAATAAAAGGGTTTTACTAGGTTACAAATCCATTAATAAGTTAATAGGAATTGTTCCGTTGTTTAAGATTACTGCACAACCTATCGCAGGTTTTTTTCCATACTTCGCGTAAGCCATAGCATAGCTTTCGTGGTTTATACCACAACCAACTTGTGTTCCAAAGATTCTGAATTTTTTACCAACATAGTGCTGGGTGTAGCATTGGGTATGTAAATGACCTTGAACAGTATTCATCATATCTGCCCTGCATTTTGTAGATGCAGTACCACCTTCTCCGTGTAAAAATTGAACACCATCTTTTTCATATCGTTCTACAAAATTCCAATCAGGAACTTCTAATACTTCTTTATAAGACTTTATCCACTTTGATGGGATTGCACTTGTTTGTGCCTTTCTCATAATAAGTCTGTCGTGATTTCCAATTATGACTGTAGCTTTTGGAAAAGCCTTATACCAACGTGATATACGTTTAATAGCCATTTCAAGCTCCTCTAAGCCACCCAAACCATCAACAGAGGTTTCGTGGTAGCTGCTGTAGTGATTGTCCACTACATCGCCTATAAAGACTATTTCTGTACAATTATAGGTTTCATACTGTTCTATACACCAATCAAGATAC